TTCTTCTGGATGCTCCAGCGGATATTATCCGAAATCGAGCGGCTCTCATCCTGCGCCAAAGCCGAAAGAATGGTCAGGATCAACTCGCCTTTGGCATCCAGCGTGTCAATGTTCTCCTTCTCGAAATAGATGCCCACCGGTGGCTTCAGCTGCCGAAGCTCACGGGTACAGGTCAGGGAGTCAATGGTATTTCGAGCGAATCGGGAAATGGACTTCGTCACAATATAGTCCAGCTTGCCATCCATCGCATCTTTCATCATGCGGTTGAATTCCTCACGGTGTTCCCTGTTCGTACCAGATTTTGCTTCATCTGCATAGATGCCGGCGAAAATCCACCCCGGTTTCTTTGTGATCAGATCTGTGTAGAACGCTTTCTGCGTTGTGTAGGAAGTTTGCTGGCTCTCATCTCCCGTGGATACTCGGCAGTAAGCCGCCACTCGGATGTTGGTCTGTGCCTTCAGCTGTCCACCGTTCTGCACTGACCGCACACTGGCGGGGATCACATCTACTTTTTGTCTTGTCATAATCTGCTCCTTTCTGCCAGCTTTTGGGCTGGCTCTTACCTTTTTACATACCGCTTTCGCTGGCTGCCATCACGCATTGCCTGTCCGTCATAGTAGCTGGCGGTGTTGCGGTAATCTTCAATATTGGAATCCATCTGTACTTCGGTCTTGGTGTCATCGAACCAGTGGACCGTGTACTTCAGCGGTGAATGGATGGTAATGGAAAGGATGAACGCCTTGCAGTGTTCTTCGGTCACTCCATTCAAAAATGCAATCGTCCCTTCCCGACCTGCCGGGAGTTCCTTCATCCATGCAATCGCTTTTTCCCGGCGTTCATAGTCATCCTCCAACTCATCCCAGTAGTTTTCCATGTAGTCGAGCTGCTCGGTCAGCTTCTGTTCGGTTTCCTCATCGGTCTGGATGCTCTGTTCCAGCTTCTCAATAAGCCTTTTCTTTTCCTCAATAGAAGCGGGATCGATCATCTCATCTCCTAGAAGTTCCAATCGGGTCTGCATGACATCCACCTGACTTTTCAGAAGTCGAATCTTCTTTTTGGAACTTTCCATGCTGGCTTGAACCGCAACTATCTGTTTCTTATAAAAGGCCCGGTCACGCTCCATAAAATCCAGTTTCTGGATGCTCTCCAGCCGTGCAAGCATCTGTCCCACAAAAGAATCTGCTTCCGGCGTGAAGTTATCATATCCGTCCTTAAAACGGCCGCTCATGATGTCCGCCACTTCCACATTGTCATGAATCGGGCTGACTGTCAGCCGAAACCGTTCCAGAATCGCTTTACGGAATGCGCGGATGACCTGTTCTTCGTACACTTTCTCTGCATGGCAGATACGTTTTCCTGTCGTCTGGCTGCTGGTCGGGCATCTCCAGATTGGGTTGTTGTTCGTATTCGTCACATGGAAGAACCGTCCGCATTCTCCGCAGATGAGCCGTTGCGAAAATGCCCTCGGCCTTCTTTCTTCATTTTTCCTTCCACGAGATGCGCTGTTTCCTTTTCTGATTTCCTGCACCGTTTCAAACAAATCTTCATCAATGATTGCAGGATGATGGTTTCGTACAAAATACTTTGGAACTTCTCCTTTATTCTGCCGTACTTCATGCGTCAGATAATCCGGTGTAAAGACTTTCTGAATCAGAATTGCTCCGGTATAGCGTTCCGATTGGATGATTTGTCCAATATTCCTGCCTGTCCAACCATCCTCAAGGTCACTGTTCAGCTGCCCTTTCTTGGAATTCTTCTTTCTGGCTTCTACCGCACTCGTTACCGGTGCTGGAATCTTATCCAGATTCAGTCCCCTTGCGATTTCTGTATAAGCCCTGCCCTCTGCCACTTCCTGAAAAATCCGACGCACGACTTTGGCTTCTTCCTCTACGATTTCAATATCCTTGTACTCGTATCCACTTTCCATAGTTACGGTCTTTCCATTGTAGCGGTATCCGTACATGATCTTGTTAGGAACTTCACCTTTCGGAAAGCGCATCTTCTGCCCCAAGCGGATGTTGCCGGAAATGCTGCGGCTCTCTTCCTGTGCGATAGCCGCCAGTGTCGTAAGAATGAAATCGCTGGTCGGGTCTGCCGTATCCAGATTTTCTTTCTCAAACAGTATCGTCACTCCGCTGTCGTGCAGCGTGTCCAATGCTGTCATAAAGTCAGCGGTATTCCGTGCAAATCGGGAAATGGACTTACACACAATGGACACGCGGACTGCATACGGAACAGATGCTGTCTGGGTCACAGGATAGACCGCCTTGCCGTCCGGGTCGTAGACGGTATAGCCGGGATTGGCATCTGCACACTGCTTTGCATAGGTGAGATCGTGGAACGCGCCTTTCTGAGAAGCGGCATTCTGCCAGCTCTTACGCACACGATACCAGCCGGAGATCGTAGTGCCGGAGGTGACGGCATTGTACTGTGTCAGATTCCAACGCTCAATGATGCTGCAGAGGTTCTGCACATAGGTGTGGCTGGTCGCATAGCCGCCATCCTTGATGATCTGTGCTGCTTTCTTATAATCGGTACAGCCTGCCAGACCCTCATAGCGTTTCTTACTGCCGTTCATCGCACCGAGCAGATATGCCGCATGGTCGGCAAGGGAGTCCTCGACACAGGCGTACTTGCGGAAGTCAGCGGTGATCGTGACGTAACTGCCATCGTCATTCTGTTCCTGCGTTTTCTTGGTGTAGACGGACTTGCCATCCCAACTGCTGCCGCTCCAGCTGTTACCGGAAAGCGAAGCCTTCATGCCGAAGCAGTTGTTTGCGTTCTGCGCCAGTTCGGATTTGCCGTACCCGGACTCCAGAATGAACTGTGCCATCGACACGCAGGCAAGGATGCCTGTGGTTTTCTGGTTCGCAGTAAACAGCGGGCCAATCTTTGCAACTGCTTCTGCTTCAGTGAGGTTCTTCAGCGAAGTTGCCTGCATACCAGATGAGGATGAACCGCCCAGTGCCGCCGTCACTTTTGTGGCCAGATCACCCAGACGGGCATACAGCCAGTTTCCAGGGCAGCTTTTGTTTGCAAACCAGCGGTGAACGGTGATTACCATCTCATCTGCTGCCGGTGTATAATTGAGAGTTTTGTTCTTATCGCCCAGCCACAAGAGCTTCTTCTTACCATTACGCTGGCAGATATCGATGCAGAGCTTGATGAGCGAAGCATACACTGCACTGTTCATAGCATACGGCTCATTCATATCGCTGGCACATTCGATAGTGACTGCCCTCTGGTCATTGGCATTACTGGACGAACACCAGCTGCGGTTCTTTTCCTCGACACAAAGCGACACACGGCCATCAGTACCGATGCCATAGTTACAGCTTGCCTGACGGCTCGTGCTGGTGAAGCAGCCGCAGATGCTCTCCGCAGAAAGCTGGCCGACCACACAATGCGGTGTGATACGGTCGATGCTGTGGGTGCGCTGTCCTGAATGATTCGGACTGAGCTTGGTGTAAACAACGAGTGGACTATTGGTATATCCCATAATGATTCCTCCTGAAAAAAGTTAAGGCCCGGATCACTTCGAGCCTTGTGCTATGGTTATTTTGTTGTTACGGGATCAGCAATTTCATGCCGACCCGGATGGCGTTAGAAGTCAGACCGTTCAGAGTGCGGATATCTGCACAGCGGTTGCCGTCCCCCAGTTCTTTCTCTGCGATCTTCCAGAGATTATCACCGGGAACAACGGTGTAGATCTTGCTGGCCGTAAACGCATAGGTGTCCGCACTGTTGAGAACATACGCCACACCATCCTCTGCCTCTGCACACTTGATCTTCAGCCAGCCATCGCAGAACTGAATGACTTCCACAAGTGTATTTTTCTTGTAGACGGTGATGACCTCTGCACTCGTATCCGGTTTCTTCCGAATGTTCATGAGGGTCTTGAGCTTGCCATAGGCAATGGTCGCCGGAAGCTCCTCAGCGGTCGGGAACTCGCTCTCTTCCACAATGGACTCATCTTTTTTCTCCTCAGCGGGTTCTTCCTTATCGGAATCATCCGCCGGGGGATCTTCTTTCGGCTGTTCCTCTGCTGGCTCTTTCTCTTCCGTCTTGTCCAGAACCGGATGCTCTTCGTCTTCCTCTGCCCCGGTGACAGGCACAGCCTCCTCCGGGTAGATCACGTTGCCGTCATCATCGAATACACGGCTTCCGGGATTCTCGTCACACTTGGCCTTCGCATTCGCCAGCAGACGGTACGCACCCAGCTGGGACGCTTCATCCTCCCATACCTCACGCACACGGTAGTAGCCGGTCGTCAGCTTTGCGGGATATTCTTTCTTACTCATGGTTCATTCCTCCTAAAATTTAGGGAGAGGCTGTTGCACCTCTCCCCTTTAATCACTCGTCCTTATTTTTCTTTTCTTCCTTCAGCTGTGCCAGCATCTCCTTGAGCTTGTCCGGCACCGGAAGACCGATGACTGCTGCGTTTTCAAGGCAGCTCAGGCCCTCATTCGCCAAATAGAAGAACACCACAGCGGTGCGGATGGCCGCACCATTCTGGAGGATCTGCGTGTCGATGATGTTGGCAATGCCAACCAGCACGAAGATACACACCTTCTTGGCGATACCCTTAAAGCCGACCTCGGAAGAAAGCTCATGCTTGATGGCCGCCGCCAGCACTCCGGTGAAGTAGTCGCAGACTACAAACACCACCAGTGCATAGAGGAAACCGTCAAAGCCACCGAAGAACCAGCCCAGGAATCCACCCAGACCTGCAAACATCCACTCAATCTTGTCGATCACATTCTGCATAATCTTGTCCTTTCCTGCCCATTTGGGCATAAAAATAGACGGTCAATGCCGCCCTGTGTAAAAACTCCTTCTATAATGAACACCGTTTAACAGACAAATATAACCTCCTGCCTGCCATTGACGGTGGAAATTTATTTTCCGAATGCACGGATCACGGCTCCCACGATGCACTCTCCGATTCTGGCATAGCCCTCTGCGCTGCAATGGAGCTGGTCACCATTGAACGGATATGGTGAAGAACCCGTGTATTTTTCCAGTACAATGCTGCCGTTCCGCTTCTGATAATAGGACTGTCCGTTCACATACCGCTGCGGTGTGCTTCCCAATACCTTGCCGGATGCATCCAGCTGATACTTAGCGTACTGTTCGTTCACAGCATTCTTCTGTGCGCCAAAAACGCTCCATGTCCTGCGGTTGATTCCGCTCTCATGCCAGAGATCACAGACCGCCACATTGTTTGCCTGTGACACAGCCTTGATCGTATCGGACAGCTTTTCCATCGTCTGCCCTGTCCCGACCGGATACTCCTCATATCCGTCCGCATCCACATACGGATACTTGCCTGCACAGTGCGGCGTTGCCACCAGCACATGACCAATGGGTCTTTTCATACTGTGTAACATACGCTGTGTGGTCAAACCGGAAGATCACATTCTGTCCGTCTACCTCTGCTCCCGTCACACCTTTTGTCAACGCTCCATTCTCATTGTCCTTCGGTCCAAAATAGGAAGCAACAGGTAGTCTCGGCGCCGCCATTGCATCGATCAGCTTCAGACGGTCAGACAGACTGCCATATTCCACACCTGTAGAATCTGTATGGCAGTCGGTCACCTCTTTCAGAATTGCTTCATGTGCCTGAAGAAGCTGTGGCAGGGAAACTTCCCCGCCTCTGGCATTGATGATCTCCTGTTCCAGCATCCGCAGCCGATCATGCTCGGAAACATACTTCCAGCCAAGATCCTTAAGCGCAGTCGTTTCATACGCATACACATAGAACTCGCTGTCCTGCGCAGCTGCATTCTCCCGACGAACACAGAAATAAAGTTTCTTTGATGCTGTGTACTTCGTCACAAACTCTTCCCAGCGGCTTTCGGAAAAATCCAGATCAAACGCTGCCAGATAGCCGTTTTCCTCATTCAGCTTTACAGCGCCGAGAACTACACAGCCAACCTTTCCATTATCGCTGCCCCATGCATTCGGAGAATTGGTAATGATGGCTTGTCCCTCATACGGCACCTGATTGCTCAGAATAACGACCCGGAATGACTTTTCTTTACACTCTTCATAGGGTCCGAAAAAGCCGAGAAAGGTTCCCGTATAACCAGAAACGTGATGAACCGTGCAGTGTACAGCAGCCCCTTCCATACTGTTTTGAACAGTATTCTCATTCCGAGTTGCGGTTCCCCAATCCACTGGAACGATCTTTCTTGCCAGACCTGTCGTAATGCTGCGGATGGCCTCCCCCGCACTCGGATAGGTGGTTGCTTCGCTGTCCACTCTGGTATCCACCAGTTCTGCGGCATAGTCCGCATTGCTATCCGTAGATGCTGTCACATTCGCATCCAAACGCTTGTTCATCTGGTCGACTGCTGCATCCATGCTGTTCTGGGTATCTTTCATGGCAGACGTTGCAGCAGTTACCTTTTCACCCATCCGGTTTTCTGTTTCCGAGAGTTCCTCAGTCATTTTCTGATGGGTCTGCGAAAGTTCCTCACTCATCGCAGCCTTTGTACCGGCAAGGTCACTGTGCATTCCCTCCACATCTTCTGCCACATCTGTTTCCAGACGGTGCATCTGGGCATTGAAATGGCTGCACTTTGCCCAGTAATGCTCGTTTGTGAGCAGGGTACCGGCCGGAACCTCATACCGGCTGATATAGCCGTCCCCCGTTTCTGGATCAAGGACGATCATCAGCGGTTCATAGCTTCTCGCCTTGTCCCAGTCCCCCTCATGCCGGGGAACTACTCTCTTTCCAAGAAATTCTCCCATTGTATCTCCTTCCTGCTGGTCATCCAGCATCCTTGCTTTTTTCTTCTCCATACTGGATGACCAGCTGTGCTTCTTCATCCAGAGAAAACACAAGCCCCAGATCATCCCAGGACTGAAAGTTCAGATATCCGTTTCCATCGATAGAAGTGTTGACCATCTTGTCATACACATCTGCTGCCACCTTCTCCATTGTACTGGAGTAGGAGCCTTTCATCAGACCCAGTTCATCGTCCGATTCCATGACAAGATATCCATCCTCGGAAATATAGAATCCCTGAATTCCGGCCGTCGTTGCATCCACACACTGTTTATAGGTCAGCGTTGCGATCTTCCGGTTTGTGATCGCTGCCCGTGCCACGTTCAGCGTCAGGTTGAACATTCCCAGCACATCCCCCTCATCGGAAAGAAGGTAAATGTCGATGGGAAAGCGGCCATACACTTCCGTCATAAAAGAAGTGACCGTCAGGATGATCGTACCGGAATCCACAAACACAAGCTCTGGTCTGGATTCGCTGGAATACTGGAACACCGCTCCATCCGGTCTTGTTCCCGAATAGCTGATGATAGTGCCTTCCGGCACAACATATTCCACCGAGTTCTGATACAGACGGCATCTGACTTTCCGCGCCTGATTATCAAACTGCTTGACCGGGATCTGCACCGGGATCAGGTTTTCCGTGAAAGACAGCTCAACCTCCTGAAAGATCCGGACTGGTTTCGCTGTTGTCACTGCCGTCTCCAGTGCTTCCTGTGTCTCCACCTTCTGGTTTTTCTTCACTGCCATCGCTTTCACCTCCCTCTTGGCCGGAGTTATCCGGCTCTTCTGGCTTCTCTGGTTCTTCTGGCTCTTCCGGATCATCCGGCTCATATCCAATGGTCAGCCAATTCTCTCCATCCCACAGCTTCAGCCGTAGATTCTTCTTGTCGACCCAAAGACTATCTTCTGCCGGGGCCTCCGGCGCAGTTTCCGACACAGGGATGCTTGGCTGATACTTCTCATCCAGCTCCTTTTGCAAATCTTCTGAGATTTCTGTGAGAGTGCCGTACCGCCTATCCAGCTCCTCATTCAGTTCTTTGGACAGCTTTTTCGCTGTTTCGTACCGCTGGTCCAGCTGCTCTTGGAGTTCAGAAGAGATAGCAGTTGCCGTCTTATACCGCTCATCCAGTTCCTGCAGCAGTTCTTCAGAAAGCTCGGCTGCTTTCTTATAGCGGTCATCCAGTTCTCTGACGGTCTGTTCCAGCAGGATTGCTGTTTTAACTGCAGTATCATCAGATTCCCAGCCATAACCCCACGTTTTACCACCATCTGTGGATATAAATAACCCTGCTGGGCTGTTTTTCCATGCAACCGTTGACTGTTTCAGGGTTGCAGCATTGAAGGCATAGCGGGTCGTATTTCCCTTGCTGTCCGTCTCATTTTTATAATGAAGACCAAATAGTGCAGCAAAGAGCGCGCCATCATAAATGATGGATTCGGTGATCCCACCGACCTGCTCCCCCACTGCTGTCTCCGCACGGACTGCTGTATCATAGGCAATCGTCGCTGTATTCCGGATGCTGTTGAGCGAACTGGTCAGAGAGGAGTTCCGGCTGCTGACCGTAGAGTTTGACAATGTGATGCTGTTGTACCGTTCCAGCAGCGAATCGTACTCCGTTTCCGTGACCTTAGAGCTGACCTCGATGCCCAGCTTCGAGATATACACATGGACCGTATCACAGAGGGAAACCTGTTCTGCTTCCACGACATCCTCATATCCCGGTGTATTCCAGAGCTGGATAAAATCGATCTTGATATCGATCTCCGGCTCCGTTAAATCTGTGGTGTCGATATAGTTCTGGGCATACTCTCGGAGTGCTGCTTCAGTTGGCTTCTCCTGAAAATTGCTCGTACAGTCCAGTACCGTAATTTTTTGATACGGCACAGATTTCTTGCTCATATAAACGACTTTTTCCGGTAACTCCATGACCGCCTGGGTTTCATTATCTACCCAGTAGGGATGCACACCCGTGATGGTGTTCTCGATGGATTTCTCCATCTTGAAGTCGGTCAGATTCTTGCCATAAGTGATGCGGACACCTCTGTCCGCTCCTCTCGCCTTATGAAACTTAACTGCATACCGATCCCACTCGAATTCACCGCCAAAGGTATCCAGCACGGAGGCATCCATGCCGCCCAGACAGTTTCGGAAGGAAGATGGAACACCTAGCGTAAAAGTTGCACTGGAATCCACATCTGTCCAGACCGCAAATGGGCAGTTGGAAGCCGCATGGCTTTTTAACCCCTGCATTGCTCCCGCACATCCGCTCACTGAGAATGGGGAAACGGTGATAAAGTTTAGCTGGTAAGAAATGTGCCGTGCCTGAACTTCCAGCTTCCCATCAATGGGTGTCGTGATCTTGTAGATACGAAATGGCTGGCTCTGCATGGTGTCCGATGGTTTGGCAAGGATGATATTCCCCTCCTCCAGCATTTCTGCATGGATGCCATCTGCCGGACAGACCAGCTTCAGTTCATAACTGCCATTTCGTTTTTCGGTCACCGTACAGGACTGTGCATCTGCCAGCTTTCCGATGCCGTTATGGTCGAACTTCATCTCTTTGGAATCATACAAACATGGGATCACTGGCCGCACCCCCTTTCAAAGCGTCCACCAGCGAGGGATGACTTCCACCGCCGTGATACCGCCCGTCCATGTGATCTGTGTCTTGCCCTCCGGCAGTTCCGGGAAATCATCCGAAAGAATGGTCTCATTGCAGAACCCAGTGGCATTGTAAGCATTGTGCGTCTCACAGTTGAGCAGCACATAGTCCTTGATGCTGTGGATGGTGATCCTTTCCTCGCCCACATACAGCTCACCGCCACTGTCTCCATAAACCTTGAATATGGGCTGTGCCGGAAAAGCAAAGGGATTTTTGAGTGTCGCCCTGCTTTCCAGCCGGATGCTCCTCTGTCCGTCCACGCTCCACCGCTGGGGCTTACAGTTGAAGGTCAACTCCATCTCAGCGGCTTTCTGGGCAGTGACATCAAAGGCAAGGGCATCCTTACAGACCGCCATCCGGAAGAAATCCGGGTCGTAGGTGTCCTGCAATTTCTGATACCCAATCGGAGATAACAGCCATGCCTTGACTGCTGCGGTCTTGGCTGGCAGACCGTTAAAGAAAAACGCCTTGTATTTGATGTCCACGTTCTGATATCTGCGCCGGCCCGCCTTTGCATTCTCGGTGAGAATATCCCCGTTCCTGCCGGGTACGGAGGTACTCTCCACATCCGCAGCCGGGGAATCATACACACCGGGTCCAGACAGATATAACAGGAAGTCTTTGCTGGACTTCCCGGCAAAGGACAGATACTGTCTGGCATATCTGCCTTTCAGCTGAAACTGTGATACTGTCTGTTTTGGGGCATTGTAGCCCATACGCATCTACCTCCTAAAAATTGGCATGAAAAAAGCACCCTGGATTTCTCCAAGATGCTTCGTTCAATCTTATTCGATTGTCATTTTTTCCAGCTGCTTTTCTTGGTCTCTACCAACATACACAAAATCCATAATCTGAACTTTGAGTTTTGTCTCATCTACCCAGAAATAAGCATAGTAGTTTTTGATTCGCAATCTTCGGACTCCCAGCCCATGCCACGGCTCCTCCGGTGTAAGGTGTACACGCTGGGGCATTGTAGCCAGCTTACTGATTTCGCTTTGAAATGTCTTCAGCATTTTTACTGCCGTTTCCGGTTCCATTAAGTCAAATGCGATATACACACCAATCTCTCGCATGGACTGCTCGGCGTGCCGGGTGATTTTCACCTCATACTGCTTTGCCTGTTTTTCCTGTGTGTCCATCCTCAATCTCCCCAATCAGTCTTGCAAAAACCTCATCAGCCGGTGCAGACTGATCAGACTGTGCCTGTGCATAGCCTATGGCCATTCTTGCGTTGAACTCATCATCCGTCATCTCACTTCTGGACTTCGGATATCCCGCAGGCATGCAAGGCCGAAACGGAAGACCATTCCAAAGAACAATTTGCCGATAGAACATATTGATTGCAGTAGAGGCTGGAATACCAAGATTAGACAAAATCGCTTCTGCCTGCTCTTTCAATTCAGGCTCCACCCGTGCTGCTACATTTGAACTTTTAATAGCCATGATAACACCGCCTTTCCCGCTTTCAGTATAGCATTTTGTATATCGGATTGCAAGACATTTCACTTAAATACCGAATCATCCTCGTGGATCATGCCGTTGATCTTGTCAGCAACAGTCTGTGCCAGTTCATCATCGTTCCGGGCGTTATAGCCGTTGACTGTGATATACACACCGCCAAGATTGGTCGTCCGGGTCGTACCGCCTCCGGCCAGAGCCGCCTGTGGGAAGTTCCAGCCAGAGCCATCGAAATGCGGCAGGGTCAGTTCCGGCAGACTGAAGGAACTGATACCCTCCATGCCCTGCTGTACCTTTGCTGCCATCGACTGGATCTGGCTGATCAGACCGCCTTCGCCTTTCTTGATGCCACCGGAAAGCAGCTTCATGAAATCAGGCATATAGGTGTCTGCATCTGCCAGAGGTCCTTCATCCGGTACCGAGAAATGCAGGAACGAGCGGATACCGCTTGCCACACTCTTGACTGCCTTGCCGACCCAGCTGACGCCTTTCTTGATACCTCCTGCGATACCGCCAACGATGTCCTTGCCCCAGCTGACCGCCGAGGAAGCCACATTTTTGATACCACCCCAGATAGAGGAAGCGACGTTTCCAATAGCGGATGCCGCATTGGAGATACCGTTTTTGATGGCCGACACACCCTTCGAGAACACCGAAGTGACCTTGTTCCAGATATTCGTAACGCCCTCCCGGAAGCTGTCACAGTTTTTCCAGAGAGCGGTCAGTCCAAGGCCGATGCCGCCGACTGCTGCCACCGCAATACCGGCAGGACCAGCCAAGCCAGCAAGTGCTGTACCTGCCGAAGCAAGCACTCCTCCAGCAGAGGAAGCGATACCAGCCAGTGCCGAACCAGCACCAGCCGCCAGTCCCGATACGGTCGTACCCACAGAACCAAGCAGACCGGACAGTGTCGTGCCAACCGTTCCGGCGATACCGCCCAGCGAAGAACCGATGGTCGATACAATACCGGAAAGGCTGCCGCCTAAACCACCGATCTTCGACACCACGCCGGAGAGCAGGCTCCCCAGATTCGACAGAATTCCCCCACCGCTGGAGCCAAGGCTTCCCAGCTTAGAAAGAACACCCGAAATACCTTGACCGAGGCCGCCCATCTTAGAGGTCAGCCCGGAAATTAGTTTCCCGAACTTCGACACGATCTGCCCACCATCTGCACTGCCGATCTTCGACAGGAAACTGCCGATGTTGGAAAGCAGACCGCCGCCGTTCTCTGTACCGAGCACATTGCCGAGGTTCTGCATCGTGCTTCCGAGGTTTCCGATGGTGTTCTTCATGGAGCCCAGCTTGTCCACAAGGCCCGTGACCGTATTGACCGTGTCACCGACCTTGCTGATGCCGTTGCCCAGGCTCTTTAGGAAATCTGAGTTGAACGTGTCGCCAAGGCTGCGGATCGAATTTCCAAGGGAACTGGTCTGAGAACTCAGCTCGCCGATGGAATTCTTCATATCCGCGAAGCCCTGCTGCACCTCATCACTCATATTCCCGACTGCGGCTTTGGTGATTCCCTGCAGGTCAGTCCACAGCTGCTGGAACTGTGTCTTCAGACCCGACAATCCAGACATCAGCTGGCTTTGAATTCCACTGCCCACATCTTTTGCCGCATTGCCGATATCGCTCTGACTTCTCTTGATCGTAGTCGCAAAACTGCCGACCACAGAATCCATCCAGTCGCCCAGAGAATCCACCGGAGTTGTGAGGTTGTCGCTCATAGAACCGGCAAGCCCCTGCACAGCTTTCACCACTGACTTGACATTTTTCTTAATGCCTGTAGCCAGCAGCTTCATGAAGTCCGGCATATAGGTATCTGCATCGGACAGAGGACCTTCATCCGGCACTGAGAAATGCAGCAGGCTTCTGACCCTGCTTGCGACATTTTCCGCCGCTGCGATCACGGAACCAGCTGCCGCACGGACACCTGCCGCCATCTGGGAGCAGATATCTGCACCCCAGCGGTATGCCGAGGAAGCAATCGAACTTAAAGAGTTGAAACTGCTCTTGATGTTTGCCACACTGGAAGATACCGTGCTGCGCAGGTTTGCCATTGCAGAGGACACCGTGGACTTCATATTATTAAAGGTAGAGTTGGTCGAGGACTGTACCCCGCTCCATCCACTCGTTACGGTCGTGCGGACCGCAGACACAGAAGAAGTTGTAAGACTCTTGATGCTGTTCCATGCAGTCGTGATGACCGTTTTGATACCGTTCCAGCTGGTATTCGTCAGGGTCTTTACCGCATTCCATGCACTTGTCATAGAAGAACGGACCGCAGAGGTCGCCGATGTGGTGAGCGACTTGATCCCGTTCCACGCCGTTGTGATAACCTTCTTGATGTCGTTCCAGCTGGAAGTCGTCAGCGATTTCACTGCATTCCATGCACTCGTCATGGAAGATTTCACAGCCGCTGTTGCAGAAGTCACACTGGACTTCACAGCCGAGAAGCTGTTCTGGATGCTGGACTTGATGCTATTCCATGTGCTGTTGGTGCTGGTCGTAATGGAACTCCATGCGGATTTCATCGCGGCACTCACACCTGCCGTGCCAGTCCTCACCGTCTGGCTGATAGCGGCCCAGCTCTGGCTGTATGCCTTTTCTACCCCACGCATAGAGTTCGTGATGGAGGTAGAAAGTGTGGTAGACAGATTCTCTGCTGCTGCAGTCACAAGGCTTGTGTTGGTGTTGATGCCGTTTGCCAAGCCCTGCATGAAGTCCGGCATCCAGCTTTCCATATCCGCCAGAGGTCCTTCGTCCGGCACAGAGAAATGCAGGAACGAGCGGATCTTATCTGCAACACCCGTCACAGCATTTGCCACATCCTGAATTCTCGACTGGATACCCGACACAATATTGCCGATCATGTCAGAGCCCCACGAGAACGCCTGCCCTGCCAGCCCCTTGATAAAGGACACGGCATTGTTGAAGCCGGCGGAGATCGTGGAGGTGATACCGGAAATCGTGGTAGAGATACCAGACTTCATGGCATTGAATGCGGTGGTCGCCCCACTCTTGATGCTGTTGCTGAGTGTGGATACCGTGGACTTCATGGCATTCCAGCCAGACGAAACCACACTCTTGATGCCATTTACCACACCTGAGATCCGGCTGCTGATGGCCGACCAGATGGAAGAAACGGTGGACTGGATCGCAGAAAGGACTGTACTTATAACAGTCTTGATTGCATTCCATGCCGTGCTCATCCGAGTCTGGATGCCCGTCAGCAGCGGAGACAGGAAGGACACAATAGCGTTCCACACCGTAGTCACTGCGGTCTGGATTGCGGTCAGCACGGTAGAAATCGCTGTCTGGATAGCAGTCCAAACGGTCGAGAAGGTCGTTTGCAATCCGGTCAAAATCGGCGTCACAAAAGCAACAATGGCGTTCCAGATGGAAGTGATCTTCGTCTGGATTGCGGTCAGTGCTGCACCGATCAGGATTTGGATTGCCTGCCAGATGGTTTCAAACAGGTACTTGAACGCATCCAGCAGCGGCTTGATGGTGTTGTAGATTCCGTTCCACACCGTAGTGATCGTGGAACTGATGGCATTCATGACCGTGGAAATTGCGGTCGAAATCGCATTCCAAACAGTCGTCACCGTGGTATGGATGATATTCAGCACAGAAGAAACTGCCGTAGAAATCGCAGTCCAGATGGTGCTGAAGGTTGTCTGGATGCTGGTAAGCACTGTGGTAAAGAAGCCCGAAACAGCCGTAAACACTGTCGTTGCTACACTTTGGATTGCAGAAACTGTATTGGAGAAGAAGCTACTGATGCCGCTCCACACCGTCTCAAAGAAGCTCTTAATACTGCCCCAGACCGTCTGCCAGTCCGTACCAAACAGGCCAAGGAACACATCCAGCGCACTCTTCAATGCAGAAAGGGTCGTGGAGAAGATGGACTTCACGCCATCCCAGATGCTGGAGAAGATGCCCTTTGCCGCCTCCCATGCACCGCTCCAGTTTCCTGAGAACACATTAGAGAAAACGTCAAACAGACCGAGCAGGGTATCCAGAACGACACCAAGGATCGTGGCAATATTCTGGAATGCACCCTCGAACAGCGGTGCAAGCACCTGACAGAATCCATCCCAGACTGCTTTCAGCACCTCGGTGATATCCTTGAAGTCAAATCCCAGACCATTGATCCGCTGTGTCAGCTGGTCGCAGAACCCTTTCACCTTAGAAACGATATCGTTCCAGATGCCGGTGATTGCCGTGCGGAACTCCTCATTGGTGTTCCAGAGGTTCATAAAAGCCGCCACCAGTGTACCGATGACTGCCACCACTGCTACGACTGGTCCGGACAGACCGCCCAGCACCACACCCAGCTTGCTGAACATACCGCTGGCACTGCCCACATGGGTGATGAGAAGCCGGATGCCCTTTGCAAGCGAACTGAATCCACGCATCGCTGTGCCGACTGTCGATATGGTCTTGCCCAGCACAATGAGCAGCGGACCAATAGACGCAGCCAGCAGTCCGATTTTGATGATCGTTTCTCTGGTGCTGTCGTCCATGCTGTTGAGCTTGTCCACGAACTGCTGCACCGCAGACACGATCTTGCGGATGGTCGGCATCAGGATATCACCAAAAGAAATAGCCAGCTCCTCCAGCTGAGATTTCAGGATGGTGAGCTGACCATTTAAGTTGTCCTGCATGGTTTCAGCATCTTCTGCTTCTGGACGACCAGTTCTGTATTCGAGGGGTCCAGTTTCAGGAGTTTATTGACATCCTTCAGTCCGGACTGCGTCCCCTTGATTGACTTGTTTACACCTTCCAGTGCTTTGGAGAGCTTTGTGGTATCGCCGCCGATCTCAACGGTGATGCCCTGGATTCTGGATGCCATTTGCGTAACCACCTCCTCGCAGGCATGAAAAAAGCCCGACTTGCTTTGACACAAGTGGGGCAAAATTAAAATATGGAATGCTAAACTTGAAATTTCTAGGGTGATTTCTCTTGAGAAATTTCACCAAAAGCCGTTTTTCTGAAATTTCTTTCGCATCAAATTTTCACGATAAGTTGATTTTCTGAAATTTCTATGCTAAAATGGTCCTAGAAATTTCAATTTCCGTTTTTCGGAGGAAAGGAAACAATTATGACAAACCGAGCAGGAACACTCGTGAGTAACCTGTCAGGCGAAATGGCTTATGAATCCTTTCGGCCAGCTCCGCTTCCACCGAATCCTCCTATTGAGGTGTCTGGTGAGCTTCTCACGAAACTTATTGATGCAAACAAGAAAATAGCAACACTTGAAGGACTCTCTTCTCGTATACCTAACATGGGACTTTTCGTTTCCATGTATGTCCGTAAAGAAGCTCTTCTTTCCTCACAGATTGAAGGTACACAGTGTACTCTTGAGGATATCTTAAATCCCCTTATTGAAGACAACACAAACCGAGATGTTTCCGATGTTGTCAACTATATTCGTGCGACCGAATTTGCACTTGAGCGGCTAAAAACTCTGCCTCTGTGCAATCGTCTAATCAAAGAAACCCATGCTGTTCTTTTGGAAAGCGTGCGTGGGCAGGAAAAGAATCCGGGTGAATTCCGCTATTCACAAAACTGGATCGGTGGTCAGGGAAGCACACTTAGGAATGCCCGTTATATTCCACCAAATCCAGACGACATGTTAACTGCCATGTCCGATCTTGAAAAATATATCAATAGTGATGATACTCTTGATCCTTTGATTCAGGCTGCTTTAATTCACTACCAGTTTGAAACCACACATCCCTTCCTTGATGGTAATGGACGTGTCGGACGTCTTCTTATCACGCTCTTCCTGATGGAAAAGGGCATTCTGTCTACTCCGGCACTTTATATTTCTTATTATCTCAAGATGAACCGTATTGAGTACTATGATCGCATGACTCAGGTACGACGTACCGGTGATTATGAGCAGTGGATTTCTTTTTTCCTTCAGGCTTTTGCAGATTCTGCGGAAGATGCGATCCATACAATTGACCGCCTTACTGCATTACACGATAAAAGCACAAAATTATTTGATACTCTAACAAAGAGACAGCGTACCAGTGTTCTTAAAGTGTTTGCCTATTTGGAATCCAATCCTATCATCGATATTCAGAAAACCGCTACGGCTCTTGAAATGTCATACAATACTGTCTCGAAGGTGGTCTCCATCTTAGTCGATGATGGAATTTTGGAGCAAACAGACAAATCCGGAAAGGCGAAAATATATTCATATACTGAGTACCTCGATATTCTTCGTAAAGACACCTAACAACTTGACTATCCCCACTAAATCGGCTATACTTCTAACAGTGATCAGGTTTCGGTAACCTTGCGAGGGCTGAGACCGGGAAGATGACCTTTAGGCCACCTTCTTTCTCCCCCAGTTGTGCACGGCTGGGGGATTTTTTATGCCTTACAGCCAGACGATTGTGCTTATTTCATTCACGATATAAGCACGGTCGTCTGGTTTTTGCTTTAGAATCGGTCGAAGTCCGACTGACTTGCCAGCTCTTTGTACGGATAGTCATCGTTCTGCCGCTCCGTGAACATATCATTGACCAACCCGATGGTCAGCAGGTCGAGATCGGCGATGCTGATACCGAGCTGCACACAGCGCAGCAGAAAGAGCGGGGTGGTCATTTCCCGCTCACTTTTGCGAGGTTTTTTCTGGATTCTACCTCCGTCTGCACATTCAGACCCCACAGTTCGATCAGCTGGGGCAGGATCTGGTAGATGGAGAAGGTGTTGAACTGGTCAAGGAACTCCTCGGGGCTGTCCGGCACATTGGCCGGGTCCGCATGACGCGCCATCAGCCACGCCAGATCCTCGAACATCTCCAGACTGAACAGATCGAGGTTGGAATTGTCCTCATCGTTCTCGCCCACACTCTTTTCCAACTGGCGCAGGTCTTTATAGATGTCACGGCCAAACTTGATGCGGTACAGGCGAGGCACAGCGGCACTTGCCTTAAAGGTGACTTCCTTGCCATCAATCTCGATTTTCTTAGTAACTGCCATAGTAGTTTTCCTCCTGAAATTTCATGTAAAAGTGGCAGAGCCGAAGCCCTGCCGTATATCGTGTTTCTTACTCAGCCGGGTCGATGCTGACCAGAGCACTGCTACCACTCACAGTAGGCAGCTTGCCATCCCACTTCTGGATCTTCTGATACTCGATCAGGTTCTCAGACAGGCTTTCTGCCAGTTTGCGGTTTGCCTCGGCCTGTGCTTCTGCGGCAATGGAAGTCTTCTGGGCTTCCGCTTCCGCATTGGTGATTGCTACCTGCTTATCAGCTTCTGCTTTGGCAATGGCGGCCTCGTTCTCGATCTTCTGCTTATCTGCGTTCTGCTGGGCGATAGACTTCTGCTGGATGGCTTCGTTATAAGCATCCTCAAAATCCATGTCGTTGATGACGACCTTGTTCACAAACACAACACCCTCTCCGTACTTCTGTACAAGGGATTCTGCCAGCTTCTGCTGTGCCAGAGGCTCGATCTTGGTGCGGTTCGTCACTTCATTGGGGCCAAGTTCAGCCATAGCGGATTTGATAGCGGATGCCACCAGTTCATCACCGACCAGATTCTTGATGTCGGACACATTCGCATACAGCCATGCGCTCTTCTCAGGAAGCACCTGATAGGTCACAATGACATCAGCGGCATACACAGGGGTCTTGTCGGAGGCTTCGCCCCAGATCTGCGCTTCGATGTGCTTATCCTGTTGCTTGTTGTTGACCTTATGGATGCTCTGCACAAAGGGAATGCAGAAGTTGAGCTTACCGCTCTGGATGGTGGTCTCCTGGATCTGACCGAAGCTGGTCTTCACACCGGTGTATCCGGTAGGAATGATGCTGAACGAACAAACAGCCAGCACCAGAACAATGATCACTGCGAACAAAGGAAAAATCTTCTTCATAATCGTGTACTCCTATATAATAATGTAAGCAGAGCCGAAGCCCTGCGGTGTGTATCGGTCACTTAGCCCTGCGGCTCTTCCTCGGTCTGGCTGGAATCCGTCTCACTGGCGGCTTCTGCCTGCGGCTCATAAACCGCGTCGTACCACTTGTTGTAAACCTCATCGGTGGTGTTGGTGCCGGTCTTGGCCTTGACATAACCATTTGCCAGAGGGGTCGCCTGCAGGCTCAGCGTTTCGGTCTTGACCTCTTTGCTGTCCTCATTGGTCTCACCCTCCACGGCAGGGCGGCTTGCCACACAGTTGTAGAAAACATGGCGGGTGTGACGCTGGTCGCCATCAAACTCGAACAGGAATGCGAAATGCTCCAGTTCCACATTGGCGTTCTCTGCCAGCACACCGTTCCCATCCAGTTCCTCGTGCATGATGTCCGTGAGGAAGCTCTCCGGCACCAGAGCGATTTCCAGATCACCCTCGTAGCCGGAGTTGTTATTCACGACATAGTAGGCGATGTTGTCCGCATAGAACGGCTCGATTTCGCCGTTGGCGTCCATCGACAGGCTGACTGCACCGGGGATGCGCACCGGCTTTTCATAGGTGACACTGCCATCTTCGTCAAAGGTTGCCTTGGCATAATGGCAGTTTTTCAGGCCAAATTTGACCTTGTTGCTTTTCTTGCTCATTACTTCTCCTCCATAAAAACAGCCCTGCAGCTGACTCACACAGTCAGCTCATACAGGACTTCATACATCTTTTCAGTTTCGATCCAGACTTCACTTTTCTCATAATAGAGTTCATGTGCGGTCAGGACTTCTTCAATGCTCGCTTCCATATCCGGGTCCTTGTAGTCGGTGTACACCTCAATGTCCAGCCGGTTGAAATGGTGGTACACAAGGTTGTCTGCACCGAAATTCTCGGCTTTCGGATACAGGAAGCAGATAAACGGTGGATCGGGACTCTCCCCTTCTGCGAAATGGTCATACGCATAAGGAAGTCCCATCTCCTCCACCAGAGCTTTCACTTCTTCGTGGGTCATAGGGTCCTCCTTACTTCAGTGCCTTTTCGATGAGGGATTGAAGCTGCTCGACACCGGCCTGTTCTGCCGGAGCAATATGCGGTCTTCCTGCCACCCGGCCACCGCCGCGTTTGGCGTGTCCTTTCTCCAGCAGGTGTGCCAGCTGATAGCGGTTCTTGGAATGCACCACCATCTGAAGGCTCTGGCTGGATTCAGACTGTTTGGTCGCCACCCAGCTTCCCTTGTATGCGCCCGTTCTGGATGGTGCATTGGAGGAAATCTGGTCTTTGACCGTTTTCGCTGACTTGCGGACAGCTTTCTTGACCTCGGTGGAGGCAAGGGTCGCATACTCTTTCAAGCCCTCATTGATGGCATCTGCCATTTCATCAATGCTGACGGTTCTGCTCATCCGACTGCCTCCTTTCCAAACGGCAATGAATCTTCAGAATTTTCTTCTGGTAGTTCATCGGGTCAATAGATTCGATATTGTAGAGCTGTTCCCGGAAGCGGATGCGGTAGCCAATGGACGTTAATCCCTTGGTTTCACTGCACCATCGCACTGAAAACACCACACTCTTCTGTTCGGCTGTGACCTCACCCTCCTCTTCCTGCGCCTGATAGGTCGACGCATAGGCAAAGCAGGTGAAATATTCCTCCCATGTGTTCCGATGGTTTCCAACCTTATCGGTCACGACGGTGCTTTTCTCAATCGTGATCCGCTCATTCAGTTTTTCGATCATCAGAACACCCCCTCCCTCACAGCAAACAGGATGGAGCGAAGCGTCAGCATCAGCTGGTGATAGTCGGCTTCGTCCCGGTGTTCATACAGATAGCCCAGCGCATACAAAATCGCCACACGGCAGGTGCTGCGCAGGGCTTCCAGTTCCCTTGTGGGCTGTACTCCATTCTCGGCGTCCCAGTCAGCGGCATTGACTGCCTCCCACTGATCTTCCGACAGGCGGCCCACATCTTTGCACATCTGTTCCGCAGAAGATAAGAGGATGCCGATCAGGACATCCTCATCACTGCTGTCTACCCGGAGGTAGGTCTTTGCTTCGTAAAGCGGAATCAGTGCCATAACCGACATCCCCCTTTCTTAGCCCTGCGGTGCCATCTGCAGAAGCTGGACAGCTTCGGGCAGGATCAGCTTGCCATCCACACGCTGGGTGGTCAGGAAGCCGACCTGATCGGTACGGGCATACAGTTCGTTCAGGCGGCGGAAGGTGCGGTTCTGGCGGTCAGCCACCCAGTAGTAGCTGTAATCACCAAAGGCCATGACCTTGCTGCCTCCCTTGATCTCCGGCATGAACGCAGAAGTCTTCAGCGGACGGTTCAGCAGGGTATCCGGCTTACCGATCTCCAGACCCGGCTTCCAGATATAGTTGCCGTTGTTGTCCTTGATGGTCATCAGCTGCAGCACCAGGGCTTCGTTGCAGAGGAACTGCGCCTTCTTGCGGTACGGAGCCTTCAGTGCGTAGTAGAGCTTGAAGATTTCATCGAAAGACACAGCATCTTTCTGAGCCGCAGTCACACCGACCTTCGCACCACCGGCTTCTGCCAGCAGACCCAGAGGCTTGCCCACACCGTCACCGGTGATAAAGGCGCGCTCCTCAGCATTGCCCATACGCACACCGAAGCGGCGGGCAATATAGGTGGCAAGGTCGAAAGCGGAATCGTTCAGCAGCTCGTTGGAGATCTTGATCATGGTACCCAGCTTGTAAGCGGACAGCATGGTCTGACCGAAGGTGGTATCGCTCTCCGGAATTTCCTCACCCTCATCAATCCAGCTTGCCTCACCGGTATCCTCTGCGATGGGGATCTTACGGGTGCCGGAGCTGGTGCGGATGACAGTTGCCATGCCACGGAAGATGTTGTTCTCCTCCAGTGCCTCCACCAGCTTCTTCTCGAACTCATCTGGAACGGTAAAGCCGCCCTCGGTGTCTTCACCCACAGACAGGGCATTGCGGACCTCGCCGTAATGACCGCGGTTGCGGATCATGTTCCAGAAGTTCTCGGCGTACTCAGCAGTGGCGGTCGGCTTGACATCCTTCTTGGCACCGTTCTTCGGGTCAGCATGGACAGGATTGGAAGTCGGTGCGGACAGCTGTGCCTCAATCTGTGCCTGCTGCTCCAGACGCTCGATCTCCGCACCCAGGTCCTTGACCTCCTGTGCCATCTTGTTGTACTGCTCCACGGCCTCGGCCTTTACCAGACCATTCTCGCCGCGGTTCTTCTCCAGAAAGTCCTTGGTCTGCTCCCAGAGAGTGTTGCGCTTGGTGCGCAGTTCCAGAATCTTACTCATAGTGCGTTTCCTCCATAGATTTGTGATGGTTGATTGGATATAAAAACAGCCTGAACGCACATCACTTCATGCACTCAAGCTGTTTCATCAGGATATTGTAGGGGATGCTGCCATCCTCAGTCTTGCCGTCCATATCAAGGACGGGTTTGGCGTTGGCAGGCGGTTCTGCCGGAGGGGTCGGCTCTGCGGACGGTTTCGGTTCAGCAGTTGGTTCCTTCGGCTCGGTGTGTTTCTGGCCCACATCTTCCGGCTTCACACCCAGACGGTTCAGGACGATTAAATCCATCTGACGGCTGGAGAAAAGGTGCCCTGCCGTATCCTTCTGGAACGGCTTCTTTTCTTCGCCCTCGCCCGGTTCACTGTCAGG